GATTCATCCGCAATAATTAAATTCATTAATTCATCCATTAGATAAAAATCCTATACCTATGTTTTATTTATATCTCGCCACCTTTAAGATCTGGCGTGCCTGGAGACTCAGGATCGTCAGTGCTGGCAGTGTCAATACTCTCTTTACTACCTTCTGTTTGAGTTTTTCCTAAATTTTGTTTTGATGTGCGAGGTTTTGCTTCTTGTTCTTGACCCATAAGATCCTGAGCAACCATTAATTCTTGTTCAGTTGGTGGAATAATACCAGCATCTTTCTCGGCAGTCATCATCATATTTTCATCTACAATTTCTTGATCAGTTTGACGTAAAATCTTACGGCGAATATAATCAACAGAATAGTATTTGCCAATATATGGATCAGCAGTTGCAACAAGTCCAAGTCTTTCTTGCATAAGTTCCGCTTCTTTTAACTCTGCAAAATGATTATCATACAAGTAATCATATTGAATATGATCACTCATTTGTTCCCATTCTGCTGGAGTAACAACATTTTTAAGAATAAGTTGAGTTCGGAGTATGTCGTGGAAAAGATTACTAAATCTTTTTCTCATTCTACCAACAAACTTACTAAACTTAAGTTCATCTCTTAATACTTCTGATGAACGACCTAAACTGAAACTTGCATTATCAGCCATACGAGACTCAGGAACATTCAAAGATCTTAAAAGTTTCTTTTGGAAATATTCTACGTCTGTAAGTTCTCCTAAGTTTTGTCCGCCAGGCAATGTTGATATCTCAGTTCCACGACCACCTTCTCTTCTTGGCAGCCAGAAATCTTCCATCATTGACATATATTTTTTATCATCACGAACCTCTCCAGTTGCCGCATCGTAAGTTAATTTATTACGATAACGACTCATTACCTCACGAAGATATTGTTCTGCTTTTGCCTTTGGTAAATTACCAACATCAATATAAAAGATTCTTCTCTCTGGAGCTCTTGATAATCTGTATATCACAAGAGCATCTTCAATCATTCTTAATTGATTAAGTGCCTTGATTGCTTTCTGTAGATATGAAAGAACCGTGTGTTTATTACGATCCACTAAACCTGATGTGCAATATGCGATTGCATCTCTCGCAAACTTAACTGCATCTTTCTGTTGTCCTGTGACAGCAACAGATCCATATTGATTTTTCTGATATGAATTGGGTGTATATATGAAATATTCTGTTAGGCCTGGAAACTCAGCATCTTTTGGATTTGAACCATCTAAGCCTGGGCGATTATTATTTGCATATTGTATTGCATTCTCACCACCTTTTTTCTTTTGTTCTCTAATATATTTGATTTTAAGTGCATCAATATATCTAAGTTCTTTAATTCCTTCCTCTGGTCTATCTAAATCTATAACTTTATGATAATATATTCTACCATCTACATACCAATTACGAAATATTTCATGAGCCTTTTTATCAAAATCCAACATTTCTTTGATATATTGAAACTCTCCACGAATAATATCTTTAATTTGAGGCCCTACATCTAAATTTTCTAGATCAATTTGAACTGGAGAGTCATTTTGATCTGCAACTATTGCTTCTATTATAATATCTTCTATCGCATTATCAACTTCGGGATGGAGTGCCATCTCACGATATCTACGAATTAAATCATATTCAGTCTTAAATACGCCTTCTACATCTAAATATTGACCATAAAATCCAGACGACAAAAAGTAGTCAGCACCATCCTCATTATTTTTGGGGACTGGTGAGACTACTGTGTCTGACGGTTTCTTATAAGAATCGTCAATTGAGAAACCAAAAAGTTGTGCCATTGTATAATTATACCTTTACTGGTATTTATATTATATCTTAAACTATGTTATTAATCAACCTAAGTGGTAAGATTACCTAATGGTGATTGTACCTCATAGAACAAGTAGTTGAATGTAACTTGAAACTCTTCAATTTGATCTGTTGCACCAAAATCAAGAGGAATGTTACTCACTGTATTTGGATAAATTCCTACAAAATCATATATTCTTAACACTTTTTCTGGATCGCCAGGGTTAGATCCTTCTCTACTCAATTGTTTAACTTGTGCTGATCTCTGATAAACTTCTGGGTTGATTGTTCCCTGAGCTGTTTGTAAGTCGTTAATTGAGTTACTCCACTTCTCCATCGCATCTCTGATTACAAAATCAGTATCATTTATGATGGTCACTGTCCAAGGATCAAAGGTGCGATCTCCAGCAACAGGGAGAACACGACCTCGATATGGAACAGGAATATTACCTAGATTTGACGCTGGTATCTCCGCAGCTTTTACAAGAAATGGAACTTTATCCGATACGTCAGATAAAGTTATATTTAATTCTTCTGGAAAGGCAATCTCGACTTCAAATAAATTAGACCTTGCACCGCCACCAGATAGTCTGGATCGAAACTCTGTTATGTTTCTTTGGTTAAATGATGCCATTTTTTCTTTTAACTCCTTTGGTTATTTAGTGGGATTTAATTAAACTCGACCTATGACTTCACTGAAGGAAACTCCAGTTCTAGTCGCGACGAATGTAAGACCGATGAAGTTAATTGAACGAGCTGGTTTGATAAAGATATCGCACTTAAACTCATTCGCATCAATCACATCAGGTGTGTTGTTTGTTTCATCACAAATCACTACGAAGTCTTGAATACCTCTCTTTGCCTGAACTCCACGAAGGAATGGTTCAACAATGTTACGGAAGTTTGCTCTTGTAATTTCATCGTTAAACTCAAAGAGTTGTGTCCTTGCAGCAATCTCAATTCTTGCTTCTAGATTTAAGAACAAACGACGAACGTTAATTCTATCGAAAGCAGATGCAATTGCTAATCCTGTCTTGTCACCAAAGAGGACGAATCCAGCGCCAGGTGAGAATATTACAGGGTTAATTCTCTTCGTATATAAAGCATCTCTCTGTACTTTATTTGGATTGTATGCAAGTTTGACTGCATTTAGAATGTTTCCTCTTTGAGATCCAGCTGGTGAGAACCAAGGGAATTGTTCCTCAGATGTTCTTGCCATCAATCCAGCGATATCACCGTTAAGTGGTATGTATTGGAACTTATTATTGAATCTATCAAACTGATACTTATGTCCAGAGTCAAAGACTGCGAATGAAGATGACGTAATCGGATCATAGAATCGAATTACATTATCTGTTTGTGTCGATGCCTTTGTGACATTTACAGTTATTTCTCTGTTTGGAGAAATGACCGCAAGACAATCTTTTCTCTGTTCTGCAATCGCAATTAATTTATTTGCTTTTGCTTGTGACTCCTGTTCGTTACCTACGATGCCAGGGCCTTGAAGTAAGAAGTTGATTGCATACTCTGCTTCGTTCTCAAAGATTTCATAACCACCCATGATTGAACCAAGAGAACAAGAGAATCCTCCCTCTGTACTTACTCCAGAGTAATCTTTACCACCTTGTAGTTCATAAAGTATATTACCACCAAAGTTGAAATTCACATCCTGAGCATCTTGACTCCAAAGATTTTCAACAGTTGATGATGGAGTAAATGCAGTCTGAATACCAGATGCGATTGATCCATTTCCTGTTGAAATTCCAACAAAGATATTATCTGAGTTCTCAGAAACAAAATCTTTATAGTAAATCGCACTACCAAATGAGTTCTTTGCGTCATCTGCCTTTGATAAGAAAGCAAACTTCTCAAGAATTGCTCCTTGTGTTCCTGTTATTTTTCCACTGTCGTCAATCACAACGATGTGAAGTTCATCATTCTTACTGTTTCTTGCAGCAGCATATCCACTTGTGCCTGGTTTCTCAGCAATCTCTTTCCATGCTAATGCACCATTTTTTAATTGAATAAACTGACTATCATACCAATCTGCAACTGTTGTAACTGTTAATGCAGTTTGAATTCCAGCTGATGGGTTTGCAATTGTTGAACTGCTGTTTGATATTTGAATACCAGTTGCAGGGAGAATACCACCATTTACTGTTGTTACAGCAGTACCAACACTAAACTGAAACTTTCCATTCTCTGTGTAATTTACAGGGAAGATTGTTCCACCAGCAGAAACACGATTTACAACTTTAACATCAATTGTACTATTTCCAACACCAGTAATGATACCTTGTAGATACCCATCTAATTCACCAGTTGTTCCAACTCCTACGAATGAACCACTAATTGCTTGAGTTACCGCAAAACCAACTTGCACTTTACCAGTAACATTACCACCCTCAGCACCAGAGAAGTCTGGATCATATGTAAGTGTTTGATCTGCAGCACCATCAATGTATGCAACCTTTAGACCGTTTGCATAACTGCCTGGATTTCTTGCAGCTAATCTGTATGAAGTGTTATCTTCAAAATTATTTTGATAGTCTTCAAATGATTTTATTTTAAGACTTGATGTTGATGCGACACCTACAGCACCAACGTTTGCGTTATTTAAATTTGCACCATCTGCTCTAACGACTCTTAATATACCACCATACTGTAGATAGTTTGATGCAGAATACCAGTATTCGTACTGTCTATCATTATCAGATGGTTTTCCAAAAAGATCAATCAGATCTTGCTCATTCTCAATAAGCAAAGGTTCTAGTACAGGGCCTCTTTCAAAGGGGCCTACTATTGCACCTGTCTGATCACTTATGGAGTCAAT